AAGAATCAAGTATTTTAGAGAATTATAAACAAATGTTAAGAGATTACTTTTTATTTGCATAGGTCATTGATATAGTATATCTTTGTCATAGTAACTTAAATAAATAAAAATGACAGAACTTAAACAGAAATTAGAAGAACTAAAGAACAGTGGAGGTACAAATAGAGAGATTACAGACTCTATGCTGATGCTTGACCAAGAGATTAGAGACTTAGGTAAGGGAGCGTTAAAAGAAGCTATTACAGAGGCTAAAAACAAGTCTAAGATTATTTATGAAGCTATAAAAGAAGTAGATTCAGAGATTGGTAAAATGTTAATTTTAAATATAGATATGTAATGGAGTTAGTAGCAGGGCAATTAAATCTATTCATAACAGAATCAATATTGTTTGGTGTAGAGAAAGAAGAGTTTTATATGAAAGAAACACATGAAACAGATATAAACTTATATTTCTTGTGTTTTAAATTGAGTTTAACGTTAATTTACAATTAATGAGCGATTGGAGAAGTAAAAGCCTAACAAGGAATACTAAGTACTATAAATCTATTGAGGATTTTCCAGAGGGTACAGTAGGCTTTGTCTACAGGTTAACTAATAAGAACACAAACGAATCATACATAGGTAAGAAGATTTTAATGCACAAAAGAACTCTTAAGCCTCTAAAGGGATATAAAAGAAAGAGAGTTAAGTATGTTGAATCTGATTGGAAAACTTATATGGGAAGCAGTGATATAACCAAGAAGTGGAAACTAGAAAACTGTACTAGAGAGGTGTTAGATACATGCTTTAACAAGACAATGATGAGTTATAGTGAGGTAAAACATCAATTTATATTTGAGGTGCTAGAGAATGAAAATTACGTAAACAGCAATATAGCTGGTAAGTTCTACAAAAAAAAGATTCAAGAATTTATTAAAAAAAGCAAGAAATAACTTGCAAGTGACAATAACTTAAACTATATTTGTAATATGAGTGAAGAAGCAGATAAAATAGTAAGGCTTTTAGAGGCTTATGAAGACCAAGTAGAAGTGCTAAAAAAGATGTTAGCAAGTAGAGATGATACTATAGAGTTGTATCAAGGAAGATTAAAATTAGCTAATGGTAGAATAGAAGCTATGAATACAGAAGTGAGAATATTAAGAAACCAATTAAACAAAAGAGTATGAGTAAAGACAATTTACAATTATGGAGTAGTGTAGAGAAAACAAATCCTGCTTACACAAAGAAAGCTAAGATAGGTGGTATGCAAATCACTGCTATTGCTCCACAGTATCAGATAATGATGGTTACTGAGAAGTTTGGAGTGTATGGTAAAACATGGGGGTTCAAGAATATTGAATTAGATTATTCTTTAATAGAGAAATACGATTTAGTAGTATTTAAAGGAACATTCTTTTTCCCTGATGGTGAGTTTGAGATTATAAACTCTATAAAATTATACATCAACAACGCTAAAACAATGTTAGATGATAACTTTGCAAAGAAAGTAGAGACAGATGCTTTAACTAAAGCTATATCTAAACTAGGATTTAATGCAGATATTTTCTTAGGTAAGTTTGATGATGTTAGGTACCTTGAAGAGATTAAGAAAGAATTTGCTCCTAAGAAAGATTTACCTACACTACCAAAAGAAGGTAAGTTATTTGATGGTGTTAAAGCAGCGTTAGGTGGTAAATACACTATGGCAGATATTAAAAAGAAGTATATTATAACAGCAGAGGTAGAACAATTATTAAAATAAATAGAAAATTATGAGTGAATTAGCAATTACAGGAAAAATCAAACAGTTTAAAGATGTACAAACAGGTGTTGGAAAACAGTCTGGAAACCCTTGGTCAAGTCAAGAGTTTATTGTAGCTAACAATGACGGTTACGAAGGTAAGGAACAAATATTTTGTTTCAAGGTATTTGGAGATGATAAAGTAGAACAGTTAACTAAGTTTAACAAGGTTGGTGATGATGTTAAGGTTATGTTTAATATTTCTACCAACGAGTACAACGGAAACCATTACACATCTCTTAATTCATGGAGAGTAGAGAAGATTGGTGAGGTATCAGCAAGTGAAGCTAAAAGTAATGAACCAGATGATTTACCATTTTAGCATTTAATTAGGGAGGGTTCGCTCTCCCTTTTAAAACAAAACTTATGACAAAGAAAGAACAAGAAGTATATGATTATTTAAGTGATTACAGAGCTGAGGAGGGTAAATTTAACCTTTCTAATAAGGAAATGATAGAAGTACTTAATATGAATGATAGAACGCTTTACAGAGCTTTAAAATCGCTTGAGGATAAAGGTTATATAAAGAGAGAAACTGTTAGTGTGGGAAATTTTGGTAAATCAAGAACAATAATTATATTATGATGTTAAGTGTTATATTGGTTACAATATTGACTATATTTTTAATCGAATACTTTGATAGAAATGACTGGATTTGATAAATTAGAGATATATTTCAAAGACAATAAGAATCAAACCAAAACAGACTGTCCTAGATGCTCAGTTAAAAACTCTTTATCTGTAAACAAAGGATTAGGATTATACAACTGTTATAGTTGTGGATTCAAAGGAAAAATAAACAAATAAATGACAGAAGATGAAATAAACAAAAAAGAAGAACAAAGAATGTATTATGACATGATGCTCTCAGATGTTTATGTAGACCCTGCTGAGGAAATAGAGCATCCACCTGTGGCAATTAGCTATGGAGAACATTCTTATAACACAAAGAACGGAGTACAAACATACCACACACCATTAGCAACATACGGTAACTTTTCGTTTGTACAAGCACCACCAAAATCATGTAAATCTTATTTGATAAGTCTAATATCAACAGCTTATCTAAACGGTAATGCAGGAACAAGAGGTGGAGATTTAAGAGGTCATAGAACAGATGAAGAGATAATTCATATAGACACTGAGCAAAGTAAGTTTCATGCTAGTAGAGTGTTTAAAAGACCCTATGAGATAACAGGAAAACCATACGAAGGCTATCATACGTTAGCTTTAAGACCTATGAGTCCAAGAGATAGAATGGGATTTATAGAATGGTATATTGAAGAGAAAGTAGAGAAAGTAGGCTTAGTTCTTATTGATGGTATTGCAGATTTATGTAATGATGTTAATAATATAGAAGAGGCAAACTTACTTGTACAATGGGTAATGAGAATGACCGCCGTACATAATTGCCATATAATGACTGTTATACACTCGAACTTTGGTTCTGACAAACCTACTGGACACCTTGGTAGTTTCTTAGAGAAGAAAGCAGAAACTCAGATAGAGTTAAAGAATAATGAAATGGCAGTAGGCACTATAAACGTATCATGTAAGAGAAGTAGGTCAAGAGAGTTTGAATCTTTTGATTTTCTAATAGACAAATACGGATTACCAAAGATAATTACACCACCAACTTTAACAAATTTTTAATTATGACAAAAAAGAAAGATTTTAGACCAAGATTAAGAGGTAATGTAAAACAAGCATATGAGAACATTACAAAAGTAGAGAACAGGGTATTAGTTATTGGAGATTTACATGAGCCTTTCTGCCTTGATGGATATTTAAAGTTTTGCAAGGAACAATATTCTATCCATAACTGTAACAAAGTAGTGTTTATAGGGGATATTATTGATAATCATTACTCTTCATACCATGAAACAGATAGTGATGGCTTAGGGGGTAAAACAGAGCTTGACTACGCTATTAACAAGTTAAAGAAATGGTATAAAGCATTTCCTGATGCAGATGTAACGCTAGGTAACCATGATAGAATTATTATCAGAAAAGCTCAAACATCAAACATTCCTAGTAGATGGATAAAAGAGTTTGGAGAAGTTCTTGGAACACCTAATTGGAATTTTGTAACAGAGGTTTATATTGATGGAGTTAGATATGTTCATGGAGACAAGAGTAATAAGCCAAGAACAGCAGCAAAGAGAGATATGGTAAGTACTGTATCCGGGCATTACCATACTGATATGTATATAGAATGGTTCTTTGGTAAAACAAGAAGTATATTTGCTATGGCAGTAGGATGTGGAATAGACTCTAAATCTTATGCAATGGGATATATGCAAGGAGGTAAAAAAGAAGCTATTGGAATAGGAATTGTAAAAGGAGGTACTGTAGCGTTTAACGTTCCTATGAATTTATAAAATAAATGAAGTTTCTCTAGGATACAACGTTAATTTTTATTATATTTGAAACATGAAGTACGTAAAAGGACAAGAGCTTAGGATTGTATCAGATACATCAGGGCACAGATTACCGAATGGTAGCATCGTTAGAGTGATGGAAGTAAATAAGTATGACTATATTGCAATATCAATAAAAAATATTGAAGTATATGTTAATGAGCAAGATGTAACCACTTTATGAGAACGATAGAGGTATTAGCCAAACGTCACGATGAATGGGTAAAAATGGCAATGTCTTTTGGGTTGCAGATGGATGATGCAAGAGATTTAGCTCAAGAGATGTACATAAGAATGGATAAATACGTGAAAGATGTTGAGAAGATTATGTACAATGAGACCGAGGTTAATACTTTCTATGTTTACACTACTCTAAGTAATTTATTTCATACGGGATATCATAAAACAGGTCGGAATTGGAGGCACAAGAAAACAAAGATATCATACAATAGTCCTTTATTAGAGACGGATTTGAGTTATGATATGGATGATTTCTATCTATCTGGTGACTGTCCAGAGTGCTACGATGATTGGCGAGAGAAGAATAAAAAAATAAGAGTACAGAATTCTAATATCAGTGAAGAGGAATCAATTAGACTAGAGCAATCTAATACTATGTTTGATGCTTTGTTCGGAAACATAAAGGAAGATGTAAGAGGTATTGTATCAAAATGGTATTGGTACGATTCTAAATTATTCAGACTTCATTTTCCTATGGTATTTGGAGATTTAGATGAGTATGGAGAGCCAAAGAAACCTATGTCTATGAGAAAGATAGTAAAAGAGACAGGGATTAGCCTTAAATCAGTATTTAACTCTCTTAAAGCAGCTAAAATGAGGTTAAGAGAAGAGTTTCAAGAGGATTATAGCAAATATAAAAAATCATTATAAGTATGAAAGATTTTATAGTAAATAACATGACAACATGGATGATTATAAGTGGTATTCCTTGGTTTTTAATAGTTAGATTAGCCACAACGGATATAAATATTCTGGTTTTGTCTTTGGTTTTTCAGATAATAGGATTTATATTACACATATCAATTTTAATTTTAGATGAACATGAAAGCAAGTAAAAAATTTACAGTAAACGAAAGATTAAACAACCTAGAAAAAGGATTAGGAGAACTGTACATGCAGTTTACGACACTATTAAGAGTAATAAAAGAAGAAGATGGCAAAGAAAAAACAGAGTAAAGGTCTAGGTGATGATATAGAGAAAATCACAGAAGCAACAGGAATAAAGAAAATTGTTGAATGGACATGGGGGCAGGACTGTGGATGCAAAGAACGTAAAGAGAAACTAAATAAAATGTTCCCTCACAGTAAAAAACCAGAGTGTCTTAAACAAATAGAATACAATTTCCTTGATAGGATATACAAAGCTAACTCAAGAGTATTGTCAAGAGAAGATAATCAATACCTTTATAGGGTTTACAATAGGGTGTTTAACACTAAGAAAGTTAGTACTACTTGTGGTAGTTGTGTTAAGAGTGTAATGAATGAACTAAAAAAAATTTACGATGAATATACCGAAGCCTAGAAAATACGAGACAGAGACAGAATACATCCTTAAATGGTGTAATAACGCAGCAGTAATGCAGTCTATCCCAAACAAACAAGCTAGGATAGATGCTGTTAGAGCAGCGTTTAAACAGAATTTTAACCCAAAACAGTAGAAATATTTACCCTAGGATTAATTTTCTAGGGTTTTTATTTGGTAGTTAATAAAATAGTTGTATATTGCAGCATAATTCAAAAACAAATAAGATGAAAAAAACTAAAGAAGTAAAAAGAGAACTAGACGAAAGAAAAGGTTTAGATTACCTTGAGCATTATTATCATGAATTACTTGATGATGCTACACCAAAAGAAGTAAAGAAATATATAATCGATAGAACACTAGGAATATGATAGATACAGTAATAACATTTGATGGAGTGCTATGGGATAAAGATGAACTTGTAGCAAGAATGATAGACAATGAGTTTTATTACGGTTACATGGGTAAAAACTCACTATCATCTTCATCTGTAAAAGAACTTATTAAATCACCAAGAGCATATTCAAACTATGTAAAATACCCACAAGAAGATTGTGATGCTTTTATGTTTGGTAGATTAATACATGAGAGTATTTTAGAACCAGAAAAGAATTATTCATATAACATTATAGATGCTAACGACAAGCGTTCTAAGGCATGGAAAGATGCCGTAAATGATAACATACCAAACACTATATTAAAACGTGACTACGATAGGTGTATAAGCCTTGTAGACGCATATAACAATAATGATTACACAACTGATTTACTAGAACGCTACGATACAGAAGTTCCTAACGTTGTTCTTATTGAAGATGTACTGTTTAGGGTAAAGGCAGATGCTTTAAGTATTGACAGGGATTCAATAATAGATTTAAAAACAACTGCTGATATATCTAAGTTTAACAAATGGACTGCTATGTCTTACGGGTATGATTGCCAAGCGTATATTTACTGCCTAGCTTTTGGAGTGCATTGGCAAGATTATAGATTTGTAGTACTTGACAAAACTAATAAGCAATTTGGTATATTTGACATCTCAGAAGAGTTCTTTGAGAGCGGTAAAAGAAAAGTACATGAAGCGATAGATACTTACAAGAAATACTTTGTAAACAGAGAAGAAGAAATCAATAACTATATTACAACAGGAACATTATAATGTTAAGAAAAATTAAAGGATATGTAGATTCAGAATTAGGAATAAATATATCAAAAAGGTCAAATAAAGAAGCGTACACTTTTGGTAGAGCTATATTCTATGAGTTATGTAATGAGTATTATAAAACACCAACTCAGAAAATGGCTGAAATGGTAGGATTAAAGTCTCATGCTTCTGTGTTAAATGGGATAAATGAAACGTTCCCTTACGCTATGTCATTTCCAGGATATAAAGAGAAGTACAATAAGCTAAGGTCTTTAATCTCTGGTAAAACAAGACAGCCTTATGAAACTATAAAGCTACTAGAGCAAGAAGTTAAGATGCTTAGAGAAGAAGTAAATAGATTACGAGAATTAGAGTTTGTAAATAATTAAAATAGATAAATATGAAAGTAAGCAATCCCGAAACACTATAAGATTATAAAGAGCTAAACGGCTTGTCTGATAAAAACATATTAGATATGTTAATGAAGAAATAACCACAACCATAATTAACCAAGAAACCCATAAGATTAATTTCCTATGGGTTTTCACTTGTTTATTACTTTTTTAGTCTCTTGACTGTTCCTTCAAGAACACCTCCTGCAAAATAGAATCCTACTATAATCATTACAAGCGTTCCTAAGCTATTGTTATTATACTCGTAGAGTGATATAATAGGTTTTGGATTTAACTCTCTTAAAACATATATAAAATGCGTTATAGCAGTCATTAAGTGTATTAATGTGAAGGCAGAAGTAAATAGTATTGCAATAACCCTCTGAGCTAACTTGTAAGGCTCGTAAAGGACTAACATTTTCTGCATATAGTCTAGCTTCTCTTCGTTTGTTAGAATAGCTTTATCCATCCCTGATACTAGAGAGTCACCTAGTTTCTTTGGATTGAATATCCTGCCTAATAATTTAAACATACCCTATTAAATTGAAAATTGAAAATACTCCCATTGAATTAAAAATTATAAATTAGTATTGTGTGGTATTCCTAAACTAGATTTTTTTACACCTTCATTTATAATTTCCTGATTAGCTTTAGTTCCTAAGTCAGATACATCAGCTTTACTTGCATCTCTACTCGCTGTATCTGTAACAACTTCTTCACCGTCTAAGGTTGCTTTAATATCTGTACCCGTAAAATTAAGTAAGTCTGTTTTAGCTTTTATCAATGCAACATCAGCAATACTTGTGTTAAATACAGCAGGCGGGTTAATTTGTATTGAATTACTTGTAGTTGCAATTATAGAAACACCATCATCTCTATTTATCCAGCAGTTGTTAATTTGCAAAGGAGAACTTTTAATATTGTCAAAAGTTATATCTACTTTATTGGTTGCGTTTGTTATTTTATTAACCTGAGACCATACTAGCGCACCGAACGCCTCTGAAATACCTACTTGTGTAGTAATAAAATAATAGTACCACGCTCCAATATCTGCACCTTCAATATTGTTATCTGCGTCATTAAAGTCAAATTCCATATTTCCGCTATCCCAAGAGATACCTGTTACAGTTGACCCATCTACTCCATGCTCATTATAAATCGCATTAGTCTCTTGTGATACTAAAGCAGTCCAACCTGTAGGAGTAACAACTACAGAGGTAGAAAATTCCAACATATTTATTTTAGCAACTTTTAATTCTAATACGTCACCAATAGAATAGCCTACTCCCTCAGCGTATTGCGCTGTATAACTTGTACCAGCTACAACTTGATTAAAAACTTGAGAAGAAGTAGTTTCGTTGTATATTCTAATTGTAGAACCAGCAACTAATCCTGTAACAGATATGTTTCTTAAAGGCAAAACCGTACCATTTGCATCTGTTCGTGTGCCGTTAAAGATTGCTCCATTCAGTAGTGTAATAACGCCTGTTGTAGTCATATCGCCTGTAAAGGTATTTGCTTTTATTGTAATGGTGTTGCCAGACACATTAAAAACACTAGATGCCGTTGCGTCTATTATTACGTTGTAACTGCCTGCATCTATTTGATTACCTGATTTAGTTACATATAAATTCTGCCTATCAAAATTATCGTACCAAAACTTTTTAGCCCTGTCGTAAAATTTGTTAGCATTATCAATTACACTATAAGAAGCAATAGTTGTTTCGTTTGTCTCTGTAATAGAAGCATCTAATGATAATAAAAATACTGGCTTTTTGTCACCTGACGCGTAATGATTGGGTGTTTGCTCTGTTGGTAAATGTAAAAAACTAGAAAGTTTGTAATTTAAATCATACGTGTTAGCCACTCCACGATTATCTATATTTTTATCAGTAGAGCTTGTGCCTAAATACCATACGGCACTTGTGACTAAAAAAGTTGCATTACCGTTTATATCTGTAATCTCTGAATATGTTAAATCACCTGATGTGGCTGTTTCATAAGCTTGGGAGGCTCCGTAATTTGTAGTTGGTCTATTTCCGTTGTCTGTGTCAATTGCTTGAATCTTTGCGTTAGCCACTACTCCGCTTGCATCTTGAACTGTAAAAATCATTCTATTCTGAACAATCGTCTGGCTGCCTGCTGCACTAGATAAAGATACATTAATTAATGGTATCGGTGCAGGTATAGACGAGAAGGGATTAATATATCTTACAAATTTTAGGTTAGCTGATACTCCCGCACTCCTAAAAATTGTACTTACCCCAAAGCCCTCCATTCCTTCCAAGGTTAAATCGCTTACAAAATTAGTAGTATTTACATTGATAGTTTCAGGGTGTCCAAATGTATTTAACCCATTTACCGTTAAACTGTTTGCTGCTGTCCTGTATCCGTGACCATAAAACTCGCAATTGTTAATTGTTATAGTAGAAGCTGTTTGTGCAGTAAATATAAGTTTTAAAGTGCCTATTGTGCTATTTAAAAATATTGCGTTATCTAGGGTTACATTTCCTTCAAAATTATGAGCTAAATTAAACTGTGACCCTGTAGTTGCTCCGTCATTTACATTGACCATGCCTTGAATGGTTACATTAGAAGTTGATGTGGTTTGAATGTAACCATCAAACAGACCATTGTTACCCCCATTGATTTTTTCAAATTCAAAACTAATTGACGGTAAAGGGTCGTAAATAGTTGTATTTTGATACGTTCTAACAGTTGAGTTATCAAAATTACCTGTTATTTTAAAAACATACTTCCTTCCAGGCAAATCCGCATAATTAATAAACCTCAATCTATCGGTTGTCCTGTCTACGTCCAATGTACCTGTAACTAACAGTCGTGTATTATCTAACGTATATTGATTGCCGTTTTTAGTAACGCCAGTCAGTCCAATCATACCACTATAATTAGTATCTGTTCCTGTTTGTGTAATAACTCCTGCTGATTCTGAAAAACTCATAATTAAACCTTTGTATTGTAAATTGCCATATTAACCTCTTGCTACTATTAAATTAGTTAAATTCGTTCCATCAAAAGAACTATAAAAAGCATCTATTGTAGGGTATAACCCTGTGAAATAATCTGTCGTATATCTATAAACGACATCCCCTCTAAAGTTAGATTCTCTTACCGTTCCACCTGTTATGCTTGTATTATTGTTCGTGTATTTTACCCCTGTTAGATAGTCAAACCAACCATATTTAAATGATGTGTCAAAATCTGTACTACTGTTTTTAAAAAGTATTTGATTCTTTTCCCCACCCGTAGGGACTCCTTCGCCGGGGTCTCCTTTGTTAGCTGCTATTGACGGGTTAACGGTTACATCAATTTCAGTAGTCTCTACAGTTACCGTAAAATCTATATTTGTTTCGTCAGTAGTTATATTTACATCTACTTCGTTTATTATGTTATTTACAACTACATCTATCATTTTATACCTAAAGTAAAAGTTATTTCTAAATCACCCTCGATAAAAAAACTACATACCGCATTTAAATTAGCTCCTTTGTGTTCAGAAAATTCAGACCCATTCAATACTACTGATAGCGTTTTTTCTTGCCCTAAAACATTGCTACCAGTAATACTTAAGCCATCAACCAAAGTGTATTCTTTTATAAGCGTGTTTTTTTTGTAAATCTTTATAAAACAATTGCTAGTAAAAACCCCGTTAGTAGTCTTGAAAGGAAGTGTTTTGTTTATCTGAGAAACCCCAAGATCAAAATATCCAATGTCTTTAATATTGTAAAAACTTATATTGTCAGTCATAAATATGAATTGTAACGTTAATTATAACAAATATACAAAATCTATAACTATTAAATTAAGTATAAATTTTATCTATTTTGGTATCAAATCCCCGTTTGAGTCTCTAGCAGGAACTACAGCAACGCTACATCTACAATTTATTACGTTTCCTGCTGATGCTTTTGGATCTCCCGGATACGCTAATTCTTCACCACTAACATTAAACTTATCATTTAATCCAACCCTTTTGCCGTTCATTTGCCTGTGATTGAAAGGGGATGTCCTAGTTCTCTCATCTAACGCACTAATCCATTCTTTTTCCATTACAAACCCCGAAACATCTCCAGCTTGTACAGCCCCAAAGTTAGCGGATGCAGTTGTCTCAGTTCTTGCAATTCTTAACGCTTGCCATCTGTAGAACCTTTTTTCCCCTACAATCTTTTGCACTTCTTTAGCTGCTTCTACTATAGTTAATCCGTCCTCTATTCTAGTTTTAAGCAGGTCTACTATAGATTGTTTGTAAGTCTCTGTAACTGTAACCACACGTTCTATACCGTACCTAACAAAGAAAGCTCTTATCTCTTTTTCAAATAGTGTTGTGAAATTAGATAGTGTAAAGTTCTTTAATTGAGTGTTTATATATTTACCAACCCTTGAACCGTGTACGCTTCCAGTCTCTCTATATATTCTCATATAAGCGTCAGACATTAATTGGTTTGATACTGATAGATTTACTTGTGCCTCGTAGTTGGTTTCTGTTAGGTTTTCCCATGAAATAGAATTACCCCACTCATCAAACACGGGTATAAGTATTCGCATAGCTTTCTTTTCGTACCCTCTGCTATATATATCCCATTTGTTTCTATATGTAGCTCTACCCATTATTCAATTGTAAAAGAATCTTCTAAAGCGTCTCCTAGCTTTAATATACTTTGTGATGTAGTGTATTCTTGCATTTCTGGATTTTCTGTAGGTGTATATCCGATAGCCTCTCTGTATTCTTCTCTATTTACTACTGCTCTATCTAGTGAGTTATTTAACCATCCTGTTAACGTGGCCATATCCGCCTGCATCTCTGGAAGTTCCATTACATCCCATTTAATACAACAGTTTTCATATCCGTTGAATCTAGGTAAAAAGAACTCGTTTAAAGCATCTTCTAGTAACTTTAAATCTGGTGCAATATTATTAGTTACTACCCATTTTTCAACTACTTTTAAATTATCGTATTTAGCCCCGTCGTCATTGTTTAATAGCTTATCAGACCAAATCAAACAATTGGCTATTTGTTTAGAATCCCATTTAAGATAATCAAAAGGCTTTAACTCATCAGCGGTTAAACTCATTCTTGTAAATCCAACTTTAGAAGACAATGCAGTAATCTTACCCATATCATTAGGATCAGCTCTCATTTCTTGTAATCTACTTTTAACCTCGTCAGCCTGTTCCTTGCCAAAAGCCACGGTATCACCCCAAAGAAACCCATAAGCACCACCATTTTTTAAAGTTTGAATATTTAAGTCTATTGCTGAGTTTGAAGATTCAATGTTCTTTAAGGCTGCTGATAATTCAGATAATCCGTATAAATGCTCTCCGTTATCCCCATAGTTAGGGTTAGGCTTTTTGATGTGTATAACATCCTCTCCAGGAAACTCTGTGTACGTTTGCTGATAAACCATTATGTAGTGATCTATCGGGCTTTCTCCTACAAAATTATCTGTGTTATCTTTTAAAACTATTTGTGTGTATTGACTAGGTAATAGGTAAACCTGCATTGGCACACCTTTATTTATCCCATCGCTAGGCGATAACATATAGATATAAGCGTTACCCGTAGTTTTTAAGAATGTTTTATATAGTGCCCAAAATTCTACCCAAGTTTGATCCACGTTAGGACGTTCCATAGGAAAAGGCTTATCTTCCTTAGCATAAGCCTCGTTTTTAAGCCTTGATAACTTTACACGTTGAGATAGTGATAAGTCAAACTTTGTAGCTTTCTCCATCATTTCAACCCTGTTAGCTTTCTCTTTGTCCTCTATCTCCTTTATGTAATAAGGTACAGATGATGTTTTAGTAGCCATTTGGTTAATCAATGAAAAAACAGTAGAGTTGATGTTATAACCCTTTTTGATGTATGTTATGTTCTCAGTGTCATAGCTTGTTAGATTATGCCCATAGCCTTGTATAAACGTTTGGTTAAACGGGTTTTTAGCTTTAGGGTAAAATATATTGTTAGCTTGTTGTCTAAGCCTATTGCTTAGGTTACTTATCTGCTGAGTAATAGAGCTTGCTTTTAATTTCATAATTATGAATATATTAATACGTAAAAATACAAAATTATAATTAATTAAAATATAACCATCTTTGGTGCTAATTCGAACCAGTAACGCATCATAATAGAATCCCACTCATCAGGAGACCTGCCTATCATCTGCTTAACAACATCTTTAGATACTAACGCTACTTTTCCGTCTTTATCAATATCCTTTTGTTTCACTTGTTCCATTTCTTCCGTAGTGATACTTATAACCGATGAGTTACTTGCTATCTCTCCTACTTCTCGCTTCATTATCTTTGCAGCCATCTTATAACCGCATTGAGATTTAAGATTGTTAAAGTTCTCGTCGTTTAAGGCCCTTGAATTATTCACAAATCCTTTGCATCTCATAAAATCTACAACACCACCACCGACACCGTCCTCATCTGCAATCACTCTTGACATTGGTATGTTATATTTCTGCGCCAATCTTTTACCTTGGTTTACTACCTCCATCAATCCGCTCTTATCGATATGGTATCTATAAATACACTTCCAACCATGCCAAACCCTAAAGACTGTATTATCCTTTCCTTTCCTTGCGACGTCAATAGTAATGTATTTATCCCCCTCAGCTTTCACATGGTCCGCATTGAAGTAATCAGCAATAGCATCTGTATCAATCAGTGTGCTTGGATCATCATCATACTCCCAATTCCCATAGTATAGCCTTTGTTTGCTATTCTTATCTAAGCTAAGCAATGAATCCAAATAAGATTGCGGTAAATGTGGATTGTCTGTTGGAAGAGCCTGTACGAACTTCCTGTGTGCCGGGATTGTGTTATCCCTGTTCGGCTTGTAGAACTCCTTATACACCCAATTCTTGGCAGGGTTGCAACTTCCGAACATCTTAGGCCTTATATTAAATTCAGTAAGCTTGTATCTGCATCGAGAAAGAACTATCTGCCACGCCTTATAAACAATCTGGTTACATTCATCTATAAACGCTCCACAAACCTCTAAAGAACCTAAACTATCAAAATTAGGATCAGAAGGATAAAGAAACAAATCTTTTAACAGTATCTCTGAGCCATTATTAAAGTATATTATATTATTTTGTGCGTTGAATACGTACTGATCCGATATACCTAAACGAATAAGCCCAAGAGCATTACTCTCGGGTGTTGGATTGGATGTTAACTCAAAGAATGTATTTAGTGTAGTTTCTTTTAATGCTTTTAGTTTTGCCCTACCCATTAACCAACGTGAACCGGGATGAGTTTGACACATTTCAATAAGCCATAAAACACCAAAAGCAGACTTACCACCTCCAGCAGCTCCGCCGTAAAGAGTTTCTTTTGTCTCGTTGTCTTTGAGATAATATACAGCGTTTTCTTGTTTAGGCAATAACTTCATTAATCTGGTTTAATTCCACCTCCTAAACTAACTATATTAACAGGCTTATCTCCACCTTCTAAAGTAGTCTCTTGCCTGTCAGTCCAATTAAATCTGTTCTTCATGTTCATGTACCAACCTGTATAAGAAAAGTCTTTATTCTCTAGGTTCGTTCTACCTGATTTAGACCACCAAGCCTCAGAAAGTATCTTACCCATTTTTATGGTTTCCGAAAAAACTGCTTCTTCTTTAAGCCATCTATCCCATAAATCATTAGAGAAACTACCTCTCCACTTATATATTAAAGCCTTAACCTCTACATCAGAAGCTCCGTCTTTATACATATCTAATACATCGTTATACCATTCATTTGGTAAACTTGATGTGTCTTCTTTTGGTCTCCCTGATTGTGTCATAACTCAATAGTTTTCTTTGTGCATCTTATAACATAATACGATCCTGGATTGCTTGGATAGTGGTTTGTTTCGTTTGTTCCGTCTCTATCTTCGTACTTGTAAACATTTCCGTCTGCCTCGCATCCTTCCCATCCCCATGGTCTAGTATTAATAAAAACCCCGTTAGAGTACCAATATCTAGTACATTCATCACATACCTCTATAGTCTCAGGTTCTTTAGGTTGCTCTAGTGTTATATCTTCACCCGTTTCATTTGTGCAGTTTACGAGTAATAATATTAATATAATATATTTCATAATCTAGTTATTACGGTTAATATAAGCAATGTATAACTCTCTACCTACTAAACATAGCAAAGATATAAAAAAAGCGTATAGACTTGTATAATTGAAGTCTTTAGCCCATGCTAGGCAGAACTCTATAAACACCCATAGAAAGGATGATATAGTTAGTATTGACATTAGTGTAAATAGTTTGATAAATTTCATGGTGTTAGTTTTTAATTTCTAGTTCTTCTTCTGTTAGTTTAGGATATTCTGATACTTTCATATTTTAAGTATTAAAAAACCCTCCTAAGCATACCTCTATACTAAGGAGGGAAAACAATTAAACTATTCAACCATGAAAAAAAATAGTATTATGAATGTTAAAGATAGTGTTATTATTGTTTATATACAAATTTACAGCTTTATATTTTTAAAATGCTCTGAGAATGCCTCAGCACTACCTAGCCTTAAAGCTTCTGGTCTTAGGTTTACTTTTAAATCAAAATATCTATCTGTTAGGTTTGACATCATTGATTCAGATACACCTTCTTTTTCTCCTATCTGTTTTATTGTAGATTCAAGATCAGTTAAAAAGTAATATATTAAAACCCATCTTTTTTTGTTTGAGTGTCTTACTCTTACAGGCATAGTAATCTAATTAAAAGCTGTAAGAAAGGAATTAGCAGCATTATAATCTTTATGGTTTTCTTTTTCATGTCCTTGTGTTTTTAGGTTTTCTATTTCTTTTAGTATTCTGTTACATTCTGTGTTAAGAGTCTCTTGTTTTATTAACTCTATGTTCTCATTAAATTTAGATAGTGGTATAAACTTACCGTTAATATAAGCTCCAAAACTTCTTTTCTTTTCAGTTATATTAACTAATCTACCTGTCTTTGTGTTTACTATCATGTTCTTACACTCTGTTAACTCGTAGTTATGAGCCTTTTTAAATCTGTATTTAGTGGCTATTTCTATCATGTTTATTGTGTTTTTGCCGTGGTAAATGTTTGTTTATTCCTTGTTGGTAGTAATTTAAAGCTGTATAAAGCCTTTCGTTACTAAATAAGTTTCTTCAATTCCTTCATCGTAAAAGACTTCAAATCCATTTTCAATATTACAGTATTCTAATAAAACACTTTCAGGGTCAAGATTAAGGTCTTTGCATAAAACCTTTAAACTACTACCAACATCGGTTATAGTGCATTGCTTAGGTTCTTGCTTACTTGCAAAGTATTCGATTATACCAATAAGTAAGTCAGGGTTAATTTTAAGATGTTCATAACCATTATCTTTTAAGTATTTAATTAATTCGTGTAATTCTTTCATTGTTTTATTTATTTAAGTTCGTGTTTAATTTCGCAACGCACCATAACCATATACGTTAGCAACAATTACTTGCTATTAAGGTAATTGTCAACCACCCAACTTGGCACAAATACATCGTTTTCGCTATCCATATATTCTGTAAAAGCAAGTAACAGTTCCCTTTGGTTGCTAACATTGGCTATACCCAAATTTTTAACTACTTCAAGTATAGTTTCGTCAGTTGTCGCTCCTATCAAACCTCTGTTGTTTAATAGTGTGTCTTTGCTAAATCCTCTTATTAGCAGTTTAGTTTTTATTTTTTGTTCAATATCCATTTTGTTCGTGTTTTAAAAACGTTAAAAATCAGTGCATAGCCTTGTCCGTTGTAAACAATTATGCGATTTTGTTTTCACATTTTCTACAAGTGTCTTTGTCTACACTATCCCAAGGGTTTATTGGGTCAGGCATTACACATTCGCATAACAGTTCGCTATCGCTTTCACAACAACGTGTATAATTAATAGCTTCTTTAGTACATTTAATAACATCTTCAAAGAAATCTAATTCAATTCCTGTAGGCTCTTTACACCAACCTAATTTTTCTAATTTTTGCCAAATTACTCTATTTTCTTTATTCATTATTAATTATTTAAGTTATTATTCCACGCTACTAATCATACACAATCAAGTTATATGCAAATGGCTA